TCCGCCGCCGCTATCTACATAAGAAGAATACTGAGCAGTTGTAGGGTTCGCTGGATTAACACTTGGATTAACCCTGTTTCCAAGCAACTGGCCCTGAACATAATTTGGTCTCACCCAGTCAGGATTTCCACCGGGAGCGGGAGCGGGAGCGGGAGCAGGAGCAGGGGATGCAGCGGGAGATGCAGCGGGAGATGAAGTAGGAGCTTTCACCCAGCTAGTAGTATACGTATCACCCCAGTTAGGATGACTTGAAGTTAAAGTTGTTTTCTGGACGTATCCAGCAGCCCTTTTCTTTCTGTCCTCTTCTGCTTGCCGCTCATCTTCGCCGCCGCCCTCCGCCATCGCCATCGCAATCGGACCATCGACTTCAGTGTCATGCCAATAGAATTCGTCTTCTTCAACCTGACCATCAGGGCCAATAACCATACGAGTGTGGATTTTGTGTAAACTCATCTTCTAATACCTCGTGGTGAATAATCAACAATAGCGCCTTGTAAAGTTATGGGCTTATCGTAGATAGAACTGTTCTTAATAATTAAACTCATATTGGTTCCTATGCCATTAATTTTCAACCTCTGCGAAGCAACTACAGTAACTCCTGTGTCTGGATTGCTAACATCATCTTCATTCCAATCATCCGCTGTTACATTCACTGTATAAGCATCCGATACTGGAGAGGTTCTGGGGTCAAACGTACCACCAAAATCGTAATCAGGAAATACTGTGAGCGTTGTTGATGTATCCGCATTAATTTCAAGATTAACTTCCCTAAACCTTTTTCTCATACCCGGCGCATCGTAATGATAATAAGCTGAACGTATAAATGAGTCCACAGTTGCACCATCAAAACTTGTGCCTGAGTCAAGCCTTCTGACATAGCCATCATCAAATCCACCATACAAAACTTCAAATCCATTTGTATCTTCAACAGAGCAAGTGCAAACAATTTGATCCACCAGAGTAAAAGGCATAAGCCCCTGATTGGTTTTATTTATAAAGGTCATCTCCAATCCGGTTTTATCATCAAAATAAATCCGATATTGGTTTTTCCCTCTCACCCTTAATGAAGTAACCGTGTTTTCTTTCTTTGCCTGTATATAAGGATCTACCTTATCCGAAGCAACGGCAGACTGAAAGTCGCCAAAATACTGCACGGTGAATATAGAAGTTAAACCTCGATCATCTAAGAAAAATGTTTGATCCATCTTTTGAATGGTATATGGGATTGCACCAGCGCCAGCATGAAATCTTCTCAAAGACCAATCAGCAGCAGATGAACCATATAACATATAAGCGTCATTTCTTGTAAATACTGACATTACATTATTAACTTCGGTTGAAAATCCACTTACTACATCGCCAATAGATAACTCAGCAGCTCCGGTAGTGGTCGCCCATTTATTTGGAGCGATAATACTAGAGTTCTGAATTGATCCATTCGCATAAGAATAAAACAAATGCTTTTGATGTGCATGAACGTGCTGAGGCTCGTCGGTTGGCTGCCCAGAAAAGTTTTTAACGAATGTTATTCCATCAAAAGCAAAGCCTTTATCGACTCCATTGACACCATACATTGAAATACCAGACGTATCACCTCTAAAATTATAAGTTACAAATTCATAAGTTCCACCGGGATTTATAGTCTGGCTATATAAAACACCATCAGCAACAGCAATTTTAACATTAGTAGGTTGTGAGGCTCCATTTACATTGGCCCTAGTAACACCACCAACTTGAATTGCCTCACTCGCATTCCAAGTTCCACTATTATCCCTTACTGAAATTTGCCCTGCTGCGCTTCCATCCCACGCTCCACCAGTTAAGGTAACACTCGTAACGGTCGCCGTCTGCCCTGATGCTGCCCCCTTAATAGAGTCTCCCTCTTCTATTTCAATTGAACCTGAATTAAAAGCCAAGAGAGGCATCTGCAAATCTTCATTATCTTGAAAAGTTCCCGTAATATCTTTTAAAACCATCGCTCCGGTAGCGCCAGTTTCCCAAAGACCATGATAAGAAATGCCCATTAACGCGCCTTCAGCCCCGCTTGTTCCTCCTTTGATTGTAGTAGGACTGCCTATATTTCCGGGGACAGGTTCACCATTTTGGGTTGTGCCGTCAAAATTTAAAACCTGACCAAGATCAATTTCTGTCCAACCAGTAGAAGATGACTGATACATCCCAGTAGAAGCACTACCAGACTTATTTCTAAAAGCATAGGTGTTGGCTCCGAATACCCATACACCTAAAACACTTCCCTCGCCGGGAACTTCTCCTATAAGCGCTCTCTGATCTTCAATCCTAGCCCTAACCTCCGCATCAGTAGCAGCAACAGGCTTTACTGGTGCACCAAAAGTAACTGAAGTAGCGTATAGACCCATTAGCCCACTCGATAAACTGTTAGTTGACCAAAATGAAGTTTAAAGTTTTGAGCACCGGCATTATCGTGTTTAATCCTAGCATATACATCGGTATAAGTTGTATGCGCCGTTGTATCAATGATTCCATTAATTCCAAAGTTTCCAGCATCGGTTGCATTACCTAAATACTGAACCGCTTTTATTGCTGGCAAATCGGTTGTAGCGCCACCAGTATTAGAAGTGGAAACCATTGAAGTCCAATTAATGTTGACAGCGGCAGCTTCTTGTTTTAATGACAGGGTTAAATTCACAACAAAAATTCCTTTATCGTAAACTCTTATTCTGTCATTTGCAAAGTCGGCATCTGTGCCAACTGTCGTAGCGGTGACAGTTCCGGTATCATCTTGAACATTAGAGCCGGACGACCCAAGTGACCAATCTACGGTTACCGTCGTTCCTGTTGCTACCGCTTGGTTGACAGGAGTTCCATCTCCAGCAGCATTATTAATGCAGCCATAAGCCCCCATTGCTGATTCTACATACTGACGAACCATTTGAGCAGTGATTGCGCCTGTGGTATTATCTGCAAAACTTGTTCCAGTTAAAACCGTTCTTGTTTTTCTTAATGCTTCTGTTGCCATTATTTAAACCCCACGAAAAAAGGTGCGCCGAATGCGCTATCTTTATGAAGAAAGAATAGTGTTTCACCATCCTGAAATGTACCGCTAGTTACTGTAAAATAAATATTTCCTTCCGCATCCCCAGCAGAGAACGACCCAGAGGCGGCGCTGCCTGTTACATCTTCGATCACTACCGTCAAAATTGATCCTAACGCCCCACTGGTTTCACCTTTTATAATATCACCAATAGAGGGAATACTGAATCTAAACGCCGTCCCAAACGCGCTACTAAACATTTTTGCTTTAGCCGTGCCTGTAGTGAAGGGCATTTTGTAATAGGTTACTGCTGATGGAAGCTCTCTGCCATCAAATCTTTCATACCCATCAATACGTCTATATCTACCACGGATATCAATTTCAAAATTATCAGCAGCAACTAACTCACCGGGCTTTAAGGCCAAAGAAGGATCGACTATATTTAACCCGCCCTCAAAAGGGAAATAAGTAGAACGCCTTTTCTCAGGTTTAATATTACGAACTCTTAATTTACTCATTCAGGAACTACCGTGAAATTGTACAAATCTTGAGCCTGAGAAAATCTCCTGTTCTTTTGCCGTGGCAATTGATCTGCTTCGAGTTTATCTAGCAAATCTTCAAATTCAGTTAAAGCCCCCTCTAAAACTTCTGGGGCGTCTTCATTCTCAGCATAATAAATCTTTGCTCTAGCAATAATTATCTTATGAAACCTTGTTGGAATAGGAGACTCTGAAGCATCTACCGACATCTCTGTTGGAGTTTGCCAATACTCAACGGAAACCGTTTTTATGGAATCGGGAGTTGGATACAAATCAATGTTATTATCTGGCTTTATTGAATACACTTCAGGATCATTAGAATCAACAGCCCCATACTTATATGTATCTCTATATTCATTCCAGAACATATGATCTAATACTAGATAATCATCAGTAGCTTTTTCCCAAACAAAAGAATCCACCTTCCAATTGCCTAAAGAGGTAGGAAACCCTGTATTGGTTGACGTTAAAGTCGATGTTCCACTAATAGTAGATATACCCGCTTCAGACCAAAGGAAATCCCAATCAAACCACCTGCTCTGTATATCAACATCCGCTTTCTTTACATAGCGAATAACAGCATTTTCTTCCTCAGACAAAGCAGTTGACGTTACACTAGAAGGGCCGCTTCCGGGGATGCCCACATCTCTAGCCATATCTTTACATAATTCAAGAAATGTACTCATATAAGATTTCTCAGAATATCTTCAATTAATGGTTCTGGTCTGGTTTTTACCGCACACATTGCTCCTCCTGTTTCTTCATCCCTGTTACAAGTATTAAACCCAAAATGCATTTTATGACAAGGGAAACATGGGCAATCTTCCACACTTGGCTCAAACGCTATTGTATTTTTCCAGTGCTTAGAAATATTTTCTTGAGAAGAATGAGATAACATAACGCATTTATGAACATCCATCATAGAAGCAGCATTCATAACTCCAGTTTCTGGCCCAACTATAACTTGACATTTATCAAGAAAAGTAAGTGTTTTTCGTATAGACCATTTACCAGACTTTGTTATAATCTTCTTTTCCTTTTCCCAACCCCTCTCAAGCAGTTGACAAAGATCGTCTCCAACAGTAACAAAAGAAACATCGTCTCGCTCTTTTAAAATTTCTTCCATAACAATATCCGTCCAAGGATATACCTTATGGACTGAAGAGCCTGACAAAGACCAAAGAACAATATTCTTAGATTTTATCTTTTGCCGCTGTTTTGAAGCCCATTTCTTTTCAGATTTATACGGATAAAATTTAGAATTAAATTCATAAGGAACTCCCGCAATATCATGAGTTATTTCAAGATAATTCTTATCACAAAGGTTGTGAATGAATTCCTTACTCTTATCGTAATGTTCACTTGCGCCAAGAATAACATTATGCCCTTTTATTTTGCCCCATCTTTGAGGCATCAACAATAAGGACTTTTCTATAGACTCAAACAATTGAATAAACCTGTCAAAACACTTAGCCATCTTTTCCCAATATTCAGTTAACCGATTATTAGGAACTGCATCTGTTTTCTGAAATATAATTTCATCAACGTGAGGATCGCTTTTGATGATATCCCGGCCCCTCTCACTTGCATTAATGCAAATCCTATACCCCTCAGATTTTAAAAGAGGGAGAATAGAGGAGATAATAAGCATATCTCCAAAAGCGCCATACCTCACAATACAAACTGTTTTTTCAGAACGAACCCCTCCAAAGTCTTCTAGAGTATAATCCTCTATCTCTTTGGAAGGGACTTCAAGAATTCTAGGGTTAAAAGTCAAGATTCCAAGAACCAACCATCTCCCCTTCAACCCGTTTCATATTAACAGAACTCTTCTGTGCTCTCATGAACTCTTTGCTGCGCTCGTCAGACATCTCAGCCATTGTATAAAATCCTCGACCAGCAGGATTATCATGACCATACGCATCTACTCCACTCTTTGAATGTGGTCTTCCATCAATATAAGCAGTTAAAACATTAATTCTTGTAGAATCTAACATTTATAAAATTCCTCCAAAAGGAAATGAAGAACGGGGTGAGTCGCGGCTCAACACCCGTTCCCCAAGTTTTGAAGAGGGAACCGTATGAATCTCATAAGGAGGGGGTATTCTCTCCGACAGTAACATACAGTCCCACATCTTCATCTCCTAATAAAACACAGTACTAACCAAAACTAAACGAACCGCGATCCGTCGAGATTTTCTTGTGTACAACGCCCATGGGCAATTGATTTGGGCCATGAGAAGCAAGCGCCAAAGACGCAAGCGTCTCTTTTGCTACATCTTCCTTTGAAGACAAACCGTTTGCTGGGATTTTACCACTTGCAGTATCTTTAGCCATAATAGACCTCCTTAATACCATTCAACACTAACATATGGAAACCCTATACCAGCGGTAGTCCCAGAATCACTAGATGCTATATAAGAAACTTCCACCTGTGTATCCGCTGGCAGTGCTCCCGCACCACTTAAAGCCGGATTGTCAGTGTTAGGGTCTGCAATAAGACAGTCTGGATCATCTCGAATGTTGAAAGTGTCAGTATTAGCGGTGCCATCAGCAATTTGCAACTTTGCGTATGCGGCTGCTGTTGAGCTGCTACCAACTTGAACGGCTGCGGTAGGAGCTGTATCATCAGAAAAATCTTCAGTTACACGAACGCCCACATCAAAGATGGTTCCTTTCTTGCCCGTTGGCCCCTTGAAACTCCAAGCGGCTCCAACACCAGCCCCAAAATCCTGTACAACAGGGGCAAAATACGTTACCGTATCTGGATTTGAATAACTCATAATATATCTCCTTTAAGCTGCCGAGTCCCACATCACGATACGTGCTTGGGCTGCTCCTGCTGCGGTTGGGTGAACAATACCAAAGCCACCAAGATAATACCATGCTATTCCACGGTCCCTCCCGAAGT